TTCAGACTCTCTTGAGAGAACTCTTTTTGTTTCTTCATCATCTTCTTCCCAAGAATAGAGATTAGAGCCAAGGCCTTTATTTTGATTAGTGAAACCATAAACATCGAATGGGATATTGACTGTTTTGCAAAATACTACGCAATGTATAAGTTGCTCTAACACGTCTCCCATGATATCATTCATTGAACCTGAGAAATCAATTAGCATCATCATACCATGATTTTTAGCATCAGCTAATCTAGTGACTCTAGCAAATATATCTTCATTAGTTTTGTAAGACCATAATCTATTTACGTCGATTGAACCTGTTTTAGCTGTGGTTGCTCTTGTATATCTGTAGCCAGCTTTTCTCATTTCAAATTCTTTAACAGCAAAGTTAACATTCTTTTTAACTTCTTTGATATATGATTTATAACCGTCTCTTAATTCTTGGTATGATTTAGGCTTATCACCATAGTAGTTATAATCATCCCAATTCTCATATGAATCGTTAAGAGTAAGCTCATTATCTTTCATCATCTTTTTTCTTTGCTCTGCTAACTCTTTATAAGGAGTAACGATTTTATCTGCTACTTCTTTTCTAAAGTCATTACCTACTAATATTTGACTACCATCTTCGTTCCTATCGATAAGAGTATGCTCTTTTCTTCTGAAGTTTTCATCAGTTTCAGATACATCTTCTTCAGCTGGAGCTTTGCTATCAGCGTCTTTATCTTCTTCTGCTTTTTCATCAGTTGGTTGTCTATCAGAACTAGTAGTATCTTTTTGCTTTGATTTAGCTTGAGCTTCTTCTTCGTCTTCTGATTTTTCCATATCATCATGACCCATTTGCGGCTGTTGCTGTTCTTGTTCTCTTTCTTCTTCGCCATCTTCAGGTAAATCAACCATTGGAGGTTCAGGTGGATTAAGTAATTCTTCTTGATTTTCTTTTGTATAATCTAATACGTCTCTTACTAATTTAGTGACATCTTCGAAGGTCACTGTTTTCATAGCTCTATCCATATATACTTGTTCTTCATCAGTGAAAGGAACGTCAAGGAGATTCCCTACTTTAGCATTGAGGTTGATTTTATCAATCAACTTTACTTTGTCCCACTCGAGGTGAGCTGTGTCCCCGAAAAACCCATCATCAAACAGTTTCCTATATCCTCTTGACATAGGGCCGACTAAACCAACGTAGGCTTCTTTTATGTGTCTTTCGATACGTGCATCTTCAATAACATTGATATAAGAACGAGGACATCCCTCTAATTTCTCAGGGCTATCATGCCAACCTTCGAAAGGTGTAAATAGTGCGTGTCCTACTTCATGTCCTATTAGTAAATCAGATACGTCTTTACCCATGTCTTTCCACATAGGTAATCCTAATACTCTGTCTTTAATATCGAACCAAGCAGTTTGATAATTACCGTATTGTACAGTAATGTTTTCTCTTGCCATTAATTTCGCGAGAGTGCTTTTGTGTTTAATCATTGCGTTTCCTTATCCGTAATATATGTATATTGTATCATAGTTCGGAGCAAATGTAAAGGATTATTTCACCTAAAAGTGAAAATAATTAGCACTCTTATCACCTTTTACTTTTTAGGTGTAAGATTTTCCCTGTTTTTACTTGATTTTTGAGAAATTTTTCTCTTTAAAGAACTCTATTTTACTTCTAAATTTGTTCTCTAAAACGTCACCTTTATGTGATATTATGAATACATTACTTCCATCGTCAAGAGTATCTAGTATCTTTGTGAGATTATCTACCCCATCGATATCTAGACTGGAATCAAATGTTTCATCAAGTATCAAGAGATTTGATGCAGCACTATTCTTCATTTTTGCTATCTGTCTCCAAGTAAAAAGAAGAGCCAAATCGATTCTTTGTTTCTCTCCTTCAGAGAATGATGCATAGTTAAATGAGTCACGATGCCTTGAACGTATAGTTTCATTGAAGTTTTCATCCAAATGAAATGATACAAAGAAGTCTAATATCTGTAAATACTGATTGATTAATCGATTCATTACAGGAAGATATTGCTTAATGACTTTAGTTTTAATACCTGTATCTTTAAGCATTTCACCTATGACTTCATTATAGGTTCTTTCTTCTACATATTCTAATTTCTTTTCTGTTGACTTATCTTTATTCTTTCTTAACGAAGTAAGTTCTTTCTTCGCTTTTGATACGTCTCCAGTTTGACTTTGTAAGCTATTAATCTCTTTCTGTATCTTATCTACTTCCTTTTGAAGTAAAGCAATAGCATCATTATTACTATTTATCTTTCCTTGTTTCTGACGAAGAGAATTAAGACTATTTGCTACTTCTTGTTGAGCTGCTTTCAAATCAGCTATATTTTTAGCTAAGTCAGTTTTTGCTGTTTGTAATTCTGTTGCTTTATCTTTGATTGTAATCTGTTTGCTTTCTTTTAACTCATCATCGATATCTTGGTCGCATGTTGGACAATGGTCATTCTCTTCATAGAACCTAGATTCATTAACTAAATCTTTTATCTTATTTTGAAAGTTCATATCGTAAGAATCAAGTTGAGACATTTTCTTAACTAATTCTCCACTATGTTTCTCTTCAGATGTAATAGATGCTGAAAGGTTCTTCCCTAATTCTTTACTTTGGTCAAACAGTTTATTAATCTCTTCTTTATGAGTATCAATAGAATCTCTTTTATTCTGAATTTGGTCATCATTTAATTCTTGTAAATCTTTAATATACTTACGTTGAGAGTCCATCTTAGTTTTGGTAATATCGATTTGATGATTAACGTCTGTTAACTCATCTCTTATCTTTGTATTACGTTCTTTCAATAACATATTCATCTTAGAAAAGATATTAATGTCTAATAAGTCTTCAATTATATTTCTTCTAGACCAAACAGGCAATTGCATAAATGGTATAAAAGAAGATGAACCAAGTACAACTACCTGGTGAAACGACTTATGATTAAGCTTTAAGATATTCTGTTCTAAGAATTTCTGATAATCTCTTGCATTAGAAGCTTGATTAATAAGATTACCATTTTGATATATCTCAAACTTCCCTGGCTTTATTCCTCTAACAATCTTAAAGTCATGACTACCAATTGTCATTTCAACTGTCACTAATGTTTTCTTCTTATTAATACTATTAATCATTTGGTCTTTCTTGATATCCCGGTGTGGTTTACCAAATAGACCGAATGAAAGAGCGTCAAGTAAAGTAGATTTACCTGCGCCATTTTGGCCTACGATTAATGTTGTTGGTGTTCTATCTAGTTGGATTTTTATAGGGTCACTTCCAGTGGAGAGAAAATTCTCCCACTCACATGATTTAAAATGTATCATACTACCTCTAAGTTTTGTGCTTCAGTATATAGTTTTCTTAATTCGACTTTTAAATGTTCTTTATCTAAGTCAGTATCTACAGCTTCTACATACGAATCCAAGAGTTCATTAGTATCTTCAAGGGATATTTTCTCGTCTTCTACGCTTTCTCCCAGATACTCTTCAAAGCTTTCAGCTATCTTGAGCTCATATGTTTCTATATTTTGTAGTCTATCAATAAACTTATCAAACATATACAAGTCATTTTTATTTATAACAATCAGTTTTATGAAATGTTTTTCAAACTGACTAATGTCTAATTTGTCATAATCAACTTTAGTATCGTCGTATATGACTTTCTTAAATATGGTTATAGGATTTCTTACAGCTTCAATTTCTCTTGTTTCAGTATCTAGTATATGAAAATACTTTGGGTCATCTACATCAGCCCAAGTAAATTCCATTTGAGAACCTAGATAAGTCACATTGCCTTGACTTGATTTAGTATGAAAATGTCCTGATAGAACCATCTCAAATCTTGAGAATACATCAGCATTCATACCATGGGGATTAGGCATCCCTGCCATCATGTCGAATCCTTTCAATTCCAAATGTGCTCCTAAAATTGGAGCTTTACATTTCATTGCCCACTTTGTATACTCTGCATAATTAGAATTATTAATCCAAGGTATAACTGCTACTCCAAGTCCATCATAATCTAATACAGTTGGTTTCATTACAATATTTACGTTAGAAGTAAAATATCCTAATAGTTCTTTCAAAGAACAAAGTTCATTTGTATTCTTGAAGTATACGTCGTGGTTCCCAGGGATGATATCCATAGTGATACCAGCTTCTTTCATTGGTTCAAGGAAATGTTTTCTATTGGTATTAAGAGCTTTAAAGTTGACAAACTTTCTATGTTCGTAATAATCTCCTAAATGCAAGATATGTTTTATGTCATGTTCTTTTAAATAAGGAAAGAATATATCCTCATAAAATCTACCTTGATACTTTAGAAATATATCACTGCTATTTCTGACACCACAATGAGTGTCGTTCAATATTGCTACTTTCATAATGCTCGTTGATTTACAGCTTGCGCTTGTTTAGATAATCGAATCATTCTTCGATTTGCTCTTTCTATTCTTCTATGTGATATCTTTATCTTTAACATCGCTCTTGCAATCATTTCAAGATGTGGCTTTCTTTTCTTAGCCTTTTCAAATCTCTTAGACGAAATTATGTTGTTTCTTTTCTTTTGCTTAGTTGACATCTTTTTCATAAAATTCTAACTCCTGTTGCCAATTTTCTTTATTAGATTTATAGTTTGGTGAATTGAGTTGACATATAATAAGTCTTCCTCCATCCATATCTAATCTAATACTATCTGTTTTAAACATACCACCATTCACATCATGAACAATAGCATCAATAGTACCATTTTTATCCTCACAAGGAAGATTGTTTATTAAGCTTACCAATTCTTCCTTTCTCATTACATAAAGAGCTCAAGCTTTTCTTTCTCTCGCTTCTTCTCCTCTTTTGCAAATTTCTTGATTGCTTCGTCTTTAGTACGAATAGTACCAATCCTTTGTCTTAGTGTATCGACATAAGCCATTGTTTGTTCGGCTCCTTCACTATCCATACCCATTGCAACAAAATCTTCAATACCCATCTTTTCGATGAATTTAAATTTAATATCTTGTTGTTTCTTTTCTTTAGTTATTCTACGAATAAAAGCAAAATAACATATTTGTGTGAAGTACGAAAAGGCATTAGGTTTTCCAGTTCTCGTAGCAGTATCGATATTGTAGTTAGCAATAGCTCTTAGACAATTTTCTACAGCATCCATAACCATCTCTTCCCGATAAGTATATCGAACAAAGTTAGGTCTATGGGAAAGTCCTTCAGCAATTCTTATAAAGCATTTTGCAATATAATCTGTGACTTTAGGTACTTGTGTATCTTTTTCTCTTGCGCTTCTTGCCGAGACTGCATAATCCATAACAGCTTGAGAAAACTCTTTGTTGTTAACGTAATGCGGCTTTTCTTTTGGCTTCAGTTTTTGTGCCATAATTATTCTCCATAATGTTCTATTATATCATAGTTTGGGCCAAATGTAAACATATTTTTTTAATAAATTATTTTCACTTTTTGGTGAAAAAGTCCTTTACATTTTGTGAAAAGTATGATATAATAATATAGTCATCCGGGAGGATAGAGGTATACTAGATTTAATGAATAGTATAATCTTTATCCGTCTCAGCTGACGGTATTCCATCTTCAGCATACTCATTAACAAGACGATTCTCGTACTCTTCTAGAAGTTCAGCATCGCTCTTGGTTTGTATCTGTTGAATGGGTTTATCCATCTTAAGAGCAAATTGCACATACGTCTCTTTGATAGTCTCTGCTATAGGGACGTGTTGTATAATACTACTCTTAAGTACTTTAAATGTTTTCATGTCGCTAAAAGGAAACCATGCGCTAAACTGAACTCCACCTAACATACCTGGATTCAGTCTAACTG